AGATGAAAGCACCGCCCAGTACGCCAACTGCTGCGCCAAGCATCATGACTGCTCCGATCGCAGCTCTCAAGGGCGTTGGGAGACTTGCGATTGCGTTGATGATGTTTCTCAGGCCGTAAATCACTTCTGTTGTAGCAGGCATCCAGGCTTGATATATGGAGATCGAAGCTTCCTGAATCGATGCTTTCAACTGGAGAAACGCGCCTCTCAGCGTTCTGAGTTGTATTCTTGCGATTTCAACAGAAGTGCGCGCATCTTCCCACAATTCACTAAGGCGCTCGACCAACTCTGCCTCATCCATCAGTGCTGTATTGAATTGCAGAGTGAGTCTGTTCAGCGCCTCCACTTCTTCGTTTGTCATTCCCATGGACTCTGCGAGCTCTTCGTAAGTGTATGCGCCACCTTTTGCGTGTTTAAGAAGATCAACAAGCACCGAGAACGCGTTCGTGCCATAGCGCTCCATCAAGCGGTATTTCACAATTGCAACGTCGATAGTTTGAGCTTGTTTCCTCAGTGAATCAGCGCCTTCGTCGATCATGCGCAGCCATGCTGTAGATGCTCTGGTCCCTACGAGTGCTTGAAGATACGCTAACTTCTGCTCTTCGGTGAGTCCTTCAAGCGCCTGTGCCAAGTACTCTATCATGTCGATAGATGGATATGCGGAATTCCTGAATTTGTCCCATGAGAGGCCAAGAGCTTCCATCGCTTCTTTCTGCGTCATCGCTGTCTCAGTGCCAATCGCGCCAGCTTTAGCCATCCTGATCCAGCCCATTCTGAGATAGCGACCAGCGTTTCCAGCTCTGATACCTGCGTTAGCGAGGACTTCAAGCTGCGCAAACATCTCTGCAATCGAAAGGTTGAGTTCCTCGAAGATCGGAGAAATGTATTTCGCTGCATCACCGAGTTCAGAAAGCGTTGTGGCAGAGTGCGTCGCAGCAACAGTCATCGCTTGCAGCACTGCAGTCATGTCCTCTGCTTCAGCATTAAGACCCCTGAGGATGTTAGCAGCAACACGAGCAGCCTGTGACACATCAATCAGTTCGATCGCAGCAAGATCAAGAACGCCTGGAAGCGCTTCAACTACTTCCTGAGCTTGAAAACCAGCCAGCGCGAGAACTCTACCTGCCTCAGCTGCTTGTGAAGAAGTCCAGATCGTTTCTCGTCCTAATCTCTTAAATGTATCTGCAAGGTTGTCGACCTCTTCAGACGTGGCGCCAGTGATTGCAACAACTCGTGCTAATTCCCATTCAAACTGTTGGAAATATATGATGGACTGTTGAAAAGAGTTGACAAGGGGGGTGGTGATGCGCCTGACAACACTGCCCAACATCCAGGCGCCGAATCCGACGTAGAGGAGCGCGGTTCTGATGCTCTGGTAAGCTGCTCTTGCTGCACCGTGACCAGCAGCATAGAGCTCACGGATGGTATTAGATACCCTTGCTAACGCATCAGCTGTTGCTTCCGCACTCCCGATGATTTCAACCAGAGTTTCTTTCAGTGAGAAAGGATCAACCATTCAATCACCTAAACTGGAATTTGTGTCTTGACACCCCCCTTGTCGGAAATGCTTTCGGTATTCTTGGTATGTCGAGAGATTCAAGTGCCTGGCTTTCTCTTTCGCGTCTCCACTTGAGATAGGTGGCGTAGCGCAAGATCTTTCTCATCGGCCATTTGCCCACTTCATCGACATCAAACTTGAACTCATACGCAATTTCCCAGAGCAGCAGTTCACTTTCTATTTCGCGTTGGAAAGGATTCAGGTCTCGCCAGAACGCCCAAGATCTTCTCTATTTCAACTAACAGATTCGCGACAGTTGCAGCATTCAGCTTCTTAATGTCAACCTCTGGCTCAACGATCGACGCTTTCAGCAGCTCTTCAGTGTACTTTCGCCTGTTGAATTTGACTTCGCCGTTCGCCTTCACATCAGAGCACTTATCCATGATTTCGATGTACTCTAAACCACTGAGCTCGCGGATCTTGAATTTTGTACCACCTATCTCAATCTCGACTGGCTCATCGCGCACATTCACGGCTCACCTCACCTCCTTCAGCTTTCTGTATAGTTATATCCTATGAAGTTCCACTCAACAGTTGGCTCTTCTTTCCCATCAGTTCTGAACTCTGGCTTGCTTCTGATCATCGCGAACCCGATCGACTTTGTGTTGAATCCAAGATTCGGATCATCAGTTGCAATTGTGATCGTAAGAACTGTCTGGTTCTCGTAGTACTCTCTGAGCTTGTCATTCCACGGAGATGAAAGGAGGAGTGACACCGTGGCTTCTGCAGCAGTAGAGGGATCAATGTTGAATCCATCAGGTCCGTACAGTCCTTCGATCAGCGTCCTCTCTTCCGAAGGCGTGATCCCGAATCCATCAGATGAAATTCCTGTCACTAAATGCGTATCTGCGGTAGGTGAAGCGCTGTCAGCAGGCGCAATATACAACTTCACTTTCGAAATATCATAAACTGTCACCATCTTTCATCACCTCACAGCGAAAGTGTTACCTCTATCTGGATGGTCTGAATGTGTCCAGCAAGAGTTGCAGTGACATACACGTTTCTGAGCAGTCTGGCCTCCTTATCCTCTGTAGGAATCTCACTGAGCCTTGGCATGCTGATTGAATAGTCGATGATTCCTCCACCTGCCTTTACAGTTTCCATAGCTCTTGCGATCAGCGATCTTACGAAGTTAATTCCTGAGTCAGTGAATGGGATATCGCCGTTGACCTGCGTATTTTCGATCGTGTCGCGGATGATCCTCTTGATGTACAGCTCTGTCAGTGCGACGTCAGAATACATATAAACTGCGTTGCTCGAAGTAGTCAAACCATTCGTAAGGACGCACGAATTCCTGATAGTCGTAATCGCATTCACTTTACCTGCCTCGAGTGTATCGATCGTCGCTTCATCAAGATCAGTGTATGTAATTCCATTCAGCGTCTTCCACATCAACCTCTGCCAGGGCTTGAGTTTTGACATCAGTCCACAAACAGCTGCGGCTGGATCATCGCTATCATCGAAACCTTTACCAGCAACTAGAACAACATACTTTGAATCAGTGCTCGATGCGAAAGTCGTGAGATCGGAGTCTGTCACATCATCAAGATCGTTATAGAGGACTGTCATGAACTCTTTCTCTTCAGCCTTAGCAACGTGATTCGTGACTATCGTGTCAGTTGAGTCAATCACATATCCTGCAAGCGCGATGATGTCACATCCAGCAGTCTTCAGTGCATCGTACGCGGCATCATATTTCTCGGAGGTCGAAGCGGAAACGTTGATCATTTTGATTTCTGGAATGCCCTGCTCGAAAGCTGCAGTAGCTGCGTTGTGGAGTGCAGTCCCTGAGCCAAAGAGGATTCCTGCTTGCTGTGGTGTGTAGACTGTGTAGACTGTATCATCAGTGGCTGTTCCAGTACCCGCATCGCCGACAATTCCCATGAGTGTATTGTAAATCGTCCTCGTTGCAGGAATTACCGTTGAAACCGAAACATCAACCATACTAGTCGGCATTTACATTCACCTCGGTCTGAATTTCTTTTATTTTCATAAATTCTTCAGAGTCTGTGATAGCATAGTACAGGCGAACTGTGAACCTCCGCCTGAATACTATGCCATCTTCAAGAGTTTGATCCAAATTTTGTATGGGTGATGGTGGGTACCTCACATGAACCCCTTCGATCGACATTTCGTTGTAGAACCAGTTGCGCAGTGTTGAAGCAATCACATCGGCCATTCGTGCGCCATTCACCTTGTTCGTCCTTGTGAAAACGTTGATTGCGTATGTGTCATAGAGCTCAGCCTTCGTATCAATGAAAAGATCGGTGTCAGTCGAAGAGTTGAAAGCAAACAACTTCTGAAGGGGTTCAATGTTCAGAGTCTCGAGAGGATATGGGTCGATTGTGATAGTTGGGAAAGTTGCTCCGGTAAACTGATTGCTGTAAAGCTTCGAAACTTGGATATTATGCCCGTCTACCGTAAAAGAACTAGGCATAGCTACGTAAATCTCGTCTCGTTTTTCGAGACTCAGCACACCCATCACCCTCTGCGCAGCACGTACTTCACGAAATCTGATATTTCACTGCAGTCGATTTTTTCGACCACAGTCCAGTCATTAATTATGTCACCAACACGTATTTCAATGTTTGGGTGTGCATAAAACTCAGCATACTCAGGAAAACGAGTTGAATCTTCAGGCAAAAATTCAGCAGTTCTGCTCTTGTTAGGCACCAATATTCCAGAAACCGTAAGTACTGAAGATGAGTATGTGACGTAACCGTTCGTAATAATTTCTTGTTTCCGCTCTAACTGATACTCTTTGATCCATCTCCCCACAGCGCGAAAGATCGGAATCATTCAATTTCACTCTCCCCCTGTAGTTCTTGTCCTCGAGGCCCAAAATGTTTAACTATAAAAAGTTCTTGCCACTGAGGCCCAAAGTGCTCGACCATGTAATCGTGAATTGTCGGAAAGAAGAAAGGTCTTGCAGGGATGTAGGTTGAGAGATTTCTGCCTGTATATCCACCAAATTCATGAATAGGTGCGTAGGGGATTGTTGTGAAGATCTTGAGATAAACATAACGCCCAGATTTGAACACTTCATATTTAAATGAATCAACCAATGCGCCTGTATCGTAGAGTATCATTGAATGTCCTTTCTTTCGAACTGTGACAGGTGAGAGCGGCGGCCAGTGAATCCCTGCAGGTGGTGATTGGGTGAGTATCACATTTCGTATGTGTTCGACGATCTCCTGTCCCATTTCCTCAAAGGCCTGTTCTGTCGCATTCGAGAACAGATTCCACCAACTACGTTCAACCATCGTCGCGCTGAGTGGTTTGGCTCTCGGTTGAAATTTCTTTAGCTGCAGCTGTCTGGGTATCTTCGGAATTTTGGGCTTCGGAACGCGTAATTTGGGAGGTCTAATAGAGACCATACAACCAATCCTTATGCTCGCGTTCGTCGTCTTCTGGTCTTTCGTCAAACATATAAGTCTGCTTAACCAACGATGAAACTCCTCTGACGCGCGACAGAGCTTTCAATGCTTCTTCGCGTAAAAAGTTGATGATCCGAGCCAGATCACGAGAAGCTGAGATTCCGTCGACGCGCTTTGTATCGTAGACCTCTGACATAACGAAAGACTTGTATGCAGCCAGATAAAGAATGGCCCGATCTGCGTCTTCCTGATTTGTTGGATTGAATTTGCTCACCAGAGCAGTTGCATCATCGATAAAAAATTGAATGGTGGAGGATGACAGCTCATCCTCCGAAATACCGTTCAGTACAGCGCGAACGTCCTCAACTGTGACTGTCATGTTTACGTTCTGACGCCAGTTATCTTCCTGATTGCGCCAGAAAGGATGAGTTTGGGCTCACCGAACTTGGCAATCGCGAATCCCTTGTAGAATGCAGCCTCGCCGTCGATATCAGTCTCGATGGTTGGCCCATCACCATACACAAGCGCAGGTGCCTTGGTATCTATGACGTAGGCCACATTGTTCGGCAGATATCTGTTAACGACGATCTTAAGGCCGAGGAACTTCTCAAGCTCACCAGTGACAGCAACAGTGCCTCTCTCAAGTGAATCTTTGGTGTTCTTGTTGGAAACGAGCGCAGAATAGACCTTTGGATGCATTGCAAGTACGTCTGGCGTGTATCCCTTCTCATTGTCGACTATCTCGTCGTATGCAGCAAACACATCGTCTGCTGGGTCGTTGGCATCATTAGTCCAATCGCTTCCAGAAACAGAAGTCGCATTGGCCATTTCCTCGGCAATGTCCTGGTTTTCCATCCTCACAAGCTCTCTGGCCGCATCTTCGACATGGAGCTTCAGAATGTCAACATCAGACTTCAGAAGGGCCTCCTGTGAAATCGCGACAGGTACAACGTTCTTCCAGAGGTTGAAGGTCACAGTGGTGTAGCTCTGACTGGAAAGCGGAGCAACTTCCAGCTCTCCAACCTTTCTGTGACCAGTAAGTGAAGTGGCAATCCTGATCGTTGCATGAAGATTATCCATCTTGATGACTCTGCACAGCTCTTTCAACGAGGGCTCTTTCTCTGCAAGTCCCAGGATCTCTTCAATTATGACTTCCTTCTCGAGTGCACTAATATCTTTAGCCTGAATGAATCCAGCCATTCTTAATCACCTCACACGAGCATGATTTCAACTTCAGTATCATCAGCTGCAGCGCCATCTGGGTCGATTACATACCCGACGACCTTTTCCATTGTTTCGGAGGTTCTTGCCTTGACAGCACCAGAAGCGCCGGCGACAACGAACTGCATGAAGTTGAGTGCACCAGACTCCTTGGGTACTCTCACTGCACCTTTGAGTGCGACCAGAATCTCTTCCTGCTCGCCTGCTCCAGGAGAAACAGTTTCAAGCGCAACACCGAACTTTCCTGAAGCACCAGCACTTGCGGGAGCAACGCCATCAGTATCGAAGACGACAACCTGTCCTTCTGACACAGCAGTTCCAGTTTTTGTTTCTGCCTCAATAACCACAAACTCAAAAGTCCTACTTATCTTTCCCATGTTTCAACACCTCACTCATGCCCAAAAAGACGTTTCCTAATTTCTTTCTTCTTCAGTTCAATGTCCTCAAGCTCGGCTTCAACTGGCTTTGCTTTCGGTGTGGCAGTAGAGGTGATCTTTGAGATCTTTTCCATGAAGATGTGAAGCGCGTTATCATCAAGTGCCATGAGTCTCTCTGTCTCAGCAGCTTTCTCTTCGGGGGTAATGAGTCCGAGCTCGAGCTCAGTCTTGACAACGCCCTCGACCTTCGCTTTCTTCTCTTTCATTCTGATGTCTTCGAGCTGCGCAACAGCCTCTGCATACTTCTTCTTATACTCTTCGAGCTC